ATGCTGTAAAGTATTTTGCAATCAATCTTTCTGCTTCTTTGATACTGATAAGCAATGTGTCAGCTAGTTTGTGTGGGCCCATACCATAGGCTAAACCGAAGTTTATACTCTTTACATTTGTGCGCAGCTTCTTGTGTCTACTGCAATTGCATTTAGCTTTTGACTGCATGTAAGCACAATCAGGCTCTGCTGCATCTTGCCATTCTTTACCATAGACAAGATCTGCACACACGCTATGAAGATCTTCTCCATCTTCTAGCGCTTTAATCCACACGGGATCTTTACTCCCTGTGGCTATAATACATAGCTCCTGTGAGCTGTAGTCACCTGATACAAATACCCAATCATCATAACCACTGACAAAGCAATTACGATAGTCATTGTCTGCAGGTATCTGTTGCATATTAGGCTTACCTGATGCAACTCTACCTGTATTTAGTATTTGTTTGAAGCTTGTACGGATTCTACCGTCACTATCTACATTCTCAAGGAACTTATCACCATAACTAGTAGCCAGTTTGGCTTGTTCTTTGTACTTAATATATGTTTTGACAAAATCATTCTTACTGTGTACATGCAGATTCTTAGCATTTACATCATCTATGTCAAGACCATATGTCTTAAATACATCTAGCACTTGTTTTGGTGATGACCATTTTACATTTACTTTTCTTAACTGTGATACATCCATAAATAAATCACCTTGCACATAGTCATCTACAAACTTATTAAGTTTTGGATTAGATTCTATGTATGTATCAAGTACATCACACATACTTTTAACTTTGTAAGCTGCTTGTTTAGCAAGCTTAAGCCAGTTATCTTTATCTAGTCCAATACCATTGTACTCGATGTCTGCATACGCTAGCGCAGCTTCGTTCTCAAGTTCAGTTATCTGTACAAGATTGTGATGTATCACTGTAACTAATTGGTTATGATACAATTGTATAAGATATTCTACATCTTTAGCACCATATACTATCTCGGATTCTGTGAACTCGTCACTACCTTTAGAGATAAAATTAGTTCTAATGCTCTTATCCATTTGTATATTTAATTCTCTAGATAATACATTAGATAAACTATGCGATAGTTCTTTACCACAGTGTATAACCTGTGAAGTTAGCATAGTATCCCACACATTATTAAGTCTTATATTATATTGTCGTAAGAACTTATAATCAAACTTAACATTGTGTAATACTTTTATTTTATCTCCTTCAAGTATATGTTTTAAGGGTTCTATGTCTACACATCTGGTATCAATAACAAATTGTTGCTTGTCATCACCAATCTGTAACATAATCATACTATCGTCTATATGATTAAGACCTGTTGTTTCTGTGTCTACAGCAATAATATCTATACTATTGCAATAGTCTACAGCTTCTTGTATTGTTACAACTTCGCAGCAATCAAGAAGTTTTGGATTTCCTACGAACTTTATCATTTAGATCTTTATTTAGTATTTTTAATATATCATTTATCTTCTCTACTGCCCACAACTTGTTGCATTTGTTTTTCGTGATTGTCATGAAACGTGAAAGAATATTGACTTGCTTTACAGAAATCTCTAAGCGCTTGTCTAATTTCTTGTTTGAGTTTTGCTCTACCATACCAGTCTATTTTATTTAGTAAATGGAGGTCAAGTTTATCAAATAATTCTGTAATAAACAAGTTATCTCGCATAGTTAATTGAAAGTCAAGAAAAGCAAGAAGCGTGAAATAATCACGCCTCTTCTCTTGTGGTAACTCGTTGATCATCAGAGTCATACGAGTTATAAATTCTTTATTGGACTCCATTTACTTGATGTGGTTTAGGAGCATTCTTCTTTGGTCTACCACGTTTAGCTTTTGGCTTGTTTACTTTATTATCTAAAGTGTCAAGTTTAAGCTTGTTATTACGTGTACGAGTGGCACAATCTCTTAGGCCATCTTCCATATTAAGCATTTCTGTGCTTGTTGACATGCACCATGCTAATGTATATATTGCTATTAAATTTGCTATAATCGCTAATACTAAAGTTATTGTTGTCATTTTTATTTATTTGTTTGAGTTTAAAAATAGAGAGCACTAGCCGTTACACTAGTACTCTCATTCAACTTAGACTTACTACAATCTAATTAAGCTGGTAATTCGTTAGACATCATTTGAACAAGTGGGTCAGCTGTTACACCTGCTTCTTTTGTCCCATCAGCTTGAATAAATGTGTCAAATGACTCTTCGTGTTCAGCTATTTTAGTTTCACACTGCCAATAGATAGGCTTGCCTTCTTTGCACATTACTTCATTAGTCGATGGATTTTGTTTAGGCTTATGTCCATCATATGATGGTTCAAACGATTCAGTTATAAATAAATCTACAACTGGAAACTCTTCTGGAAATGACTCACCAGGACGAGTAGATATTTCTACATCACTCACTCTTGTTAAGTGGTTATTGAATAAATTATCTCCGTCAAGAGTCATTTCTTGTTTAGGAGCATTTACTATATCACCCAATTCAACAGGATCAAAGTCATAACCATATGCTTCAAGAAAATTTATATCAACTGGAAACCAGTCTACATATTTCTTAGCACGACTGCCTAAAGACATGTTTAATAAACTACCATCAGCTGATGATGCTTGTTCTTTTCTTAGTTCAAGTTGAACTACTTGCTTGTTTGCTGTACTTCGTACACGCTCTACTCTAATTTCTGGATTTTTACCCATTTTACTTGTTGTTTAAATTAATTAATAATTGTTGTTTATGCTTATGCATAGTAAAGCATGTGAGAATCGAACTCACATTAACCATTTGCTTTATAAAGAAGATGTGAGAGTGTATCGATCTAATACACTCCCTTTTGTACATCATTGACGGGCACCACTCCGAGTTCTTATGCTACTCTATAGACCCTGGATTTTGTTCCTATAAAGATTAAAGGTGATCAACCCTCACGCCTTTCGTTTATATCTACCTATAACATCAACATGTACTTCTGGATGATGAGGGCCAAACATACCACCACTATCCCAATAAGTTTTGCACAGCACACGTTTACGTTTTTTATCAACAACAAAGAATATTGCTAATAAATCAAGTTGTTCTGGATCTGAGACATCTCCATGTTTAAATGGTTTCTGTCTACGTCTTGCATAGTCTTCTGCTTGTGCAAGAGTATTAAATACTATAAACTTAGCCATGGAATTCACGTGTTGGAACACATGCACCATAGCAGCTGTTCAATAAATACTTTACATCATCTGTAGTAGGAGTATCATTATAATATCCACCTGCACGATTAGGTATAAATCCTAATAGTCTAGAGTAATCACTTACTTTTCTTTTTAACTTTCTTAGTTTTATGCTTGTCTTTTTTACTGTTGTTGCCATTATAAAATGCTTTTAGTGTTTCGTAGCTTATTAGTTTAAAAATAGTAATGCTCTAACCTGCATGCATGTTCCAAGGTCTTTTCGTGGAGCATTACTATTCTAGGAAAATAAGTACAACATTCACCGATATAGTTCTTTAACAGAGCATCATTGCACGGCTTTCACTAAGTTGTACTTATTGTGTTATTATTTCTTGATAATATCTTCTACAGACATATCAAGATACTTGTCTAATTTATTGGCTATTACGCTAAATCTATCATTAGGTCTGATACCTTCATAGTGTGCGTATTTCTTAAATGCTGTTATTATTTTTTCTCTAGTATTATTATCAGCATATACAAGTTCGTCATTACGTTTAACAAGTTCTTTGTTCCTACTAAACAACTCGTTATTCATATCTTCAAATCTTTCGTTTGATTTCTCAAGCTCTTCATTACGAGTTTGTAAGTCATCAACTACATCTTCAAGTCTTTTAGATTGACTAACTGCATCACTAAGTTCTTCGTATACTTTTAAGAACTCTTCTACGTTCATATCACCTGCCTCTTGGCAGATTGCGTTAAGTTTTAGATATATCTTATGATGTATCTTGAATAAATGTTCTTCCATGATTAGTTATGTATTAGTTTTGTAGTAAGTAAAAATGTAAGACCTTTTATAACAACTGCAGTCGCATCGCTTGATGCTGTCGGCTGTTACTCCCCCTGCGCTGTCTTTACTTTGAGGCTACGTATCCTTTTATTTATACTCGATTGTCGTGTCGAGTGCGCTTCGTTAATTAGCTATATATTATAATGCAATGGATTAGTATGAATGTGGATTATAAGGGAATATGTGTGGATAGTAACAGGCACACAACAACGTATGCACAACGTGTACTAACAACACAAACTAAAAAAGAAAGAGCACGAAGTGCTCTATTCTTTTATTTCCATTTAGGAACGCCGTCGTTAATCGACACGATGTCGTCAACTTGTTGACCGACTTCGATGTCGTTACGAACTTTGTTCGTGCGAAGAAACGTTGTTGACGATTTATCGGAAACAAAAGTGTCTTTGCCTAACAAAGTGCGTTTAGAAAAGCCTGTAACTCCGATAATTGTTGCAGACTCTTCGTGTTTAATCCAAAATACTTGTACCATTGTAGTAAGTTTTAAGTTATGTGGGGGGACTTTCCCGCCAAAATATACAGGGGGTGATGAATTATAAGTGGTCTACGAAAGCATTTTTGCAGAAAATTTTTATTTTAAAAATAAAATAGTATCTTGCGGGCTGTGTGTTTTTAATTGATTTTTCAATTGATTTGGTTGGAGATCCCTCTTTTTTTAGAGGGATCTTTTTTTATATAAAAAATTTTTATTACGTTTGCATCCTGAGTTACCGAACTAGCACTTCAATCAGAAACGATTGTTGGAACAGACAAGTATCTTCGTTTGATGTTTGAGAGTTGAACCAGCAATGACTCTCCCGATTGAAAAGTTAGTGGCGTTTCAATTTGGTTTTCTTTTGGCCACTTTTCTTTTAATAATTAAGTGTGAAATATGACAGACCCAAAAGAACAAGCAAAGATAATATGGGAATCCTGGATAACGGATTCTACAATAGAAGAAGATTGTGAATATGAAGGAGAAGGAGAAGAAGATTGATGCTATGCATCTATTTACAGAATTAAACAAGTTCAATAATGTGGTGTTTACAGAAAAAGGGCACACATACACTGTCGGGGGTCAGGAAGCTACATCTGTAACCACATTTATTGGACAATTTAAAGAAACTTTTGAGAGAGACTTTTGGGCAGCACGTTCTGCAGAGAAAGAGAACGTAAAACTGCAGGACATTCTAGATAAGTGGGATTCGATTAGTTTACGTGCATGTAATAAAGGTAGTAAATTTCACGCATTTGCAGAAAACTACATTAATAATAAGATACTCACTAATGTAATGTATGACTTTGATATAGATAAAGAAGCGTACAACAAAATTGAATCCTACTTTTTAGAATTTTATGAAGAATCGAAAGAAAATCTTATACCTATTCGCTCTGAGCTGTGCGTTGGTTCTCGCGATCTTGGGATATGCGGTATGGTTGACCAGCTCTACTATTCAAATACTCTTGACGGGCTTGTCATATTTGACTGGAAGACGAACAAAAAAATGAATTACAAAAGCAGGTACCAAAAAAAGATGCTTGGTCCTGTATCTCACCTAGACGAGTGTGAATTTTCTACATACTCTTTACAACTTTCCTTATATAAATACATAATCGAATATGAAACAAACCTTAGAATTAAAGATTGTTTTATAGTTTGGTTTAATGAAAAGAATGACACTTATAAGCTTATAAAGTGCGCAGATTATAGAAAAGAAATTATCGATATGTTGCATTATAATTAATTTTATTATATTTGTCGCATGACAATACCTATTAAAGCAAATATAACACAGTCTTTAAAAGCGTACTTACAAATTCTTAATCCTGTATTAAAACTTAAAGATAAAGAGATTGAAGTGCTTTCTAGTTTTTTATCTGTATGGCAGAATAATAAAAACAAAAAAGATATAGACAAACTGTTGTTTTCTACTCCTGTTAGAAAGATGGTAAGAAAATCTATTGGTATGTCTGAAGCATCTTTTAATAATCATATTACTATGCTTCGTAAAAAGAAAATGATTGTGGACAAAAAGATTAATCCTAGTATTTTAGATAATATTAAGACTAATGGAATAGAAATAACCTATAAAATATCGTGGACAAACTAATAAAAGAATTAGCTAAGAAGTACGATATAAGTGAATTTAAAATAGATTTAATTGTTAAATCTCAGTTTAAAGTTCTTAAAGATGTTATAAGTGAGGGAGATTTTAAATCTCTTAGATTAAAACATTTAGGTATGTTTACAGTTAAAAAGAATAGATTTAAATATTATAAAAATGGAAAAAAGTCCACAGGAAGAGAAAAAGAAAACAGCAACAGAAAAACTGTCTGAAATCTTTAACGGTTGGAAGAATGTAGTATTTCCAAATGAACATGTAGAAAAAATTGCAAAAGCTAGAGCTAGTATATGCTCTACTTGCGAGTTTAACGTTAGAAATAGATGTACAAAATGTGGGTGTCCGCTGATTGCTAAAACAAGATCAATGCAATCACACTGCCCACTTAAAAAATGGTAATTATGATTAACTATGAACCTTTAGGACAACATATTGTTGTTGAAATGCCAGAAGTGGCGAAAGAAACAGAGAGCGGAATTATAAAGTCCGAGTCTATGTTAAAAGAAGAGAGAGATAAAAGAGACGGGCATGCTAAAGTAGTAGCAGTTAGTCAAGATGTCAAAACAGTAAAAGTTGGAGATATTGTTATACCAAAAGGCCAAGGATTTATGGTGCGAGTAGATGAAGTAGAATATTTCCAAATGAATATGTTCGATGTACTAGGCATTGTAAAATGATACTAGAAGGATTCGACACGGATGTTAATTTCTGGAAATTACATCCTCAATTAAAAGTACCCCTCCCGTTTGCTTCTATCTATAAAGAAGATAAAAGCAAAGCAAAAGGCAAAAGCTCACAGATAATGTGGGCTATTGCTCTTTTAGTAGATCCAGATTCTAAATTTTCTAATATTTCTTATCCTACACGAAAAAATATAATTGCTAAAGATCATTTAAAGGATGAAAAATTTAATTGGGATAAATATAAGGAGGCTATGCATTTTTACGAAACATCTTTAATAACGCCAGCCAAAAGACAGCTTATGGTATGGAATAAAAAGATGGATGAAAAAACATTATATTTAGATACACTTACTTATGAAGATAATGCAGACACTATCGAAGGATTACTTAAAACAAATGTTAAATTGTTTGAGGATTATGAACGTCTTCTTAAACTCGTGGATAAAGAAACTAACGAAGGTTCTACAAAAGGTGGGGCAGAAGAATCCGCGTCCGAGAAAGGATTGATATGATTATTAACAAAGATGCTTTTTTACTTACAGAGATACCTCAACTTCATCCAGCCAGCGAAGAGTATTTGTTGTTTTGGAGAGAAGAAAAAAAGCGTTGTATAGAAGGTTATTGGGTAGGCGGAGTGTGGATGCCAGGTAATCTTTACTTTTATGTAAACTTCTGGACAATACTCCTAAATAAAACTGCACATTCTAAAACTAAAACTCCTGGCAAGCCGTTTCTTAGAGATCTTGAGTGGGAGTTTTTTTATAACTGGTGTGAGGCCAGAGGTTTTTCAGGATTTGAAGATGATAAGGAGTTTACCTGTAATCGAGAGTTTATAGGACAAGATAATTACATTCCTGCGGCAGAATACATGCGTAAAACTCATAAAAGAAATTTAGGAAGACCATTGTGGGAAAATGAAGCTAAAAACTTTATGATGATGGGGAGCCGTGGATTTGGTAAGTCATATTCTGTAGCAGGAGGTGTTGCAGGGCACGAATTTGTGTTTGATGGTATGAAAGCTTACGATCCTGAACTTATAAAGAACCCTCCATCTACAGAAATAGTTGTAGGCGCAGGTGATGCTAAATATTCGGGTGATATACTAAAAAAGACACAATTTGGGCTAGATAATTTGCCTGGTGGTATAGAAATTGGAAATAAATTTTATCCTTCACCTTTTTCTAAGCAATATGGAGGTAGTTGGTACTCTGGTAAAGAAATTATTGCAGAATACAAGAAAAAACTTGGTGGAACCTGGAAAGTTATGGGTTCTAAATCTAAAATCAAGCATCGTACATTTAAAGACAACCCATTTGCTGCCAATGGTACTCGTCCTGCTGTAATGGTAATGGAAGAGATTGGTATGTTTAACAATCTTAAGGCATCGCACGAAGCATCTGTAGAATGTATGAAAAATGGTGCGTACAAATTTGGAAGCTGTATGTATCTTGGAACTGGTGGTGATATGGAAGGTGGAGGTACTGTAGACGCTAGAGATATGTTTTATAACCCTGATGTCTACGATATGATTTCTTTTAATGACGAATGGGAAGATAAAGGTAAAATATCTTATTTTGTTCCTGCATATAGAGGGTTAAATCAGTTTAAAGATAATAACGGTAACACCCAAGAGCAGGCTGCAAAAGATTATCTAGATGAGTTTAGAGAAAAACTAAAAAAAGGTAAGAATGCTAGAAGTGCATTAGATGCAGAATTGCAGAACAGACCTCTTGTACCATCAGAAGTATTCCTTACACGAACGGGTAATTTATTTCCAGTGGCTGATTTATTAACTAGACTAGCAGAGTTAGAGGCTTCTAATAGAGAACGTAACCACGATTATATAGGAGAGCTCTATGTAGATACCACTACTAAAAAAGTAAGCTGGAAACCAAATGCAAAACTAAAACCTATCTATGAGTTTCC